GTGGCAGAAGCTGATACGCAATGACCTCGCTCATGACCGAGGCGCCCAGACGACGTAATCGCTGACCGGCGCAGGACGCGGCGCAACGATAGCCCTTTCGGCTTCCAGCGAACGCACGCGGTCCTCGAGGTAGGCCAGGCGGGCAGTCATGCTGGCCAGCATTGCAGCCGACGTGTTGGCTGTGCTGGTCACATCATCGACCATGTCCCCGTCGCCACCCGTTCGACGCCAGAGGGCGAGCAGCCACTCGCGGAACTCGGTGGAAATTCGCACGTCGATCGCAGGCCGGCTGCCCTGAGTAGGCAGCCGACCGACAATGTCCACCATGCGAGGCGAGCCAACCGACGCCATGGTCAGTTCCCTATGAACACGTCAGCGTGGGCTTCGATCCACGTCTGCTTGTAGGGGTCGGTGCTCTTGAAGCGGAAAAGCCAGTCCTCCGCGCGCCCGAGTCTAGTCCAGACAGCGACGGCTGAATAGGCACCCTGGAGGCCGGTGTTGCCCTGCAGCCCCGAATCCCATGTCCGCCCGCCGTCCCGGCTGATCTGCAGCATGATGATCGGGTCCACCGCCAGCGCCCCGGTGCCTGACTCCATGCGAAGCTCCAGCCGCGGGATGCTGATCGACTTCACGTCTGCCGACAGCGGCGCAATGGCCCGGATCCGCTCAATGGTCTCGCCACCGTCCGTGTAGGTCGTCTCCGAGATCTCGTAGATGACGCCCGAGGCCGGCGCCATGGCCAGCGTCTTTCCGGCGTACCGCACGATCCAGTCGGGTCGCCACCGCACGTCGCCCGTACCGGAGCGGCGCTCGTGCCACGTTGCCTTCCCCGTCAATTCCGAGTGCGTGGCGTCGTAGACGAAGGTACGGGCGCCGACGGTAAGAGCGTAGAAGTGGTGCCCCCGCCATGTATGCCCCGTCGCTGTCGCGTCGGCCCAGTCGGACTCATTCTGCCTCAGCCACTCCTCGACGCCAAAGTTCGACACGCGCTGCGGCTGGTAGCCGTTGATGACGTAGACGATGCCGTCCTCGCCGAGGAACAGCACGCGGTTGTCGAGCAGCACGGCGCTGTACTGGGCCGCGCAGCCGCGATCCTGATGCGTGCCATCCTGGCGCTCGAATGCGAAGTCGGCGTTGCCTGTGTTGCGCCAGTATTCGATGGACCTGGCACCAAGCAGGATGGTCTCCCGGTGCGACATGACCATGGCCACGATGTCGTCCGGGTTGCCCTCGGCCACGGCGTTGTCTGTCCCGATCCACGTGGAACCATCGTTCAGGTTGGAGATCCAGAACTGCCCACCGAGGTCGCCGGTCGGGAAATCAGGGTCAGTGATGGCGTCAAGCCCGTCGGCCACGCTGTAGGTGTAGCCGCCGTTGATGGTGCCAGACACGACGAAATACTGGTCGACGAACCCGACGTTGCCGCCGCGCACAATGATCAACTCGTCCGTGCTGTTGGCCGCCATGCCGCATCGATCTACCCCGTCGATGTTGCCGATGATGGTCTCGACGCCAGCCGTGCTGACCGACACGAGGCTGGTGCCGTTGACGACGTACAAGACGCCCGCCATGACGATGGCCCCACGAATGGTGCCCTGCGTCAGCGTCGCCCACGTCGACAGCCCCGGCGTGCTGCGCAGGATGACCTTGGAGCGCGCTTTCTGCTCCATGACCTCCGGGTACAGGTTCACGCACTCCTGCGCCACGGCAGGCGAGCACCCGATGTCGTAGGCGCCTTCAGCGATGCCTAGAGCAGCCATCAGCGTCGCCCGAAGCGGCGGGGCCTGATGTACGTGCTCTCCATTTCAGCATCGCCGAGCTGGGCCTCGAGGAACAGCCGGTCGGCGTCGGCGCGCAACTCGGCGCGGCGACCGGCGTCGAGTTGGCCGTACTGCGGTTCGATGACCTTGGCCAGGTTCATGACCAGCGGCAGTTGCCATTCGATCGGGAAGTCCGGGTCGTCGTCGGTGTTGTCCATGTCGGACAGCGCCCGCTCGACGGTGATGCCAAGCAGTTCCTTGACGCTGTTCGGACGCTGCCACACGTACAGGCGGCCCGAGGTCAGTTCCGGCTTGTAGTACACAAAGTTCATCGACCCAGCCGACGACTTGGACGGCTGGTCGAAGTACTCCTTGTGCGCCTCGATGTCGATGGGCACGTCGGACGCCGTGTACGTGGACCGGCGCCGCGCGTGGATGATGCGCAGCGGGCGCTGTGGCCGGCTGGTGTACGTGTAGATGGTCGCGCCGATGGGCACGTCGTCGGTCAGCGTCGCCGTCAGCGTAACGACGTTGGCTGCAGGGGCGCCGTTGATGGTCGTCCACTGGCGGGTGCCGTCTTCGAGTTCGACGCCGATGCGGTCTCCGGACGTCATGCCGGTCGCACTGGAGACAGTCACGGTTGAACCGCCGGACGAAGAGGCGACCGTGGTCACTGACCCGACAAAGTCATCGACGGTACACCACTCGGCGTCGGTTGCTGCCGGGCCGAGCAGGTAGGACTCCGCTGTGGGCGCCACGAACACGTAGCACTCGAGCTGCGCCCAAATGTTGATGCGCTTCTTCTGCCACATCTTCACGATGCCGTTCAGCATCCGACGCGAGTCGCTGTAGACGTCGCCAGGCACGTCCTGCGATGCGCCGATTCCCTGCACGGTCAGCAGTGCGTCGCGGATGATGTCGCTGGTGCTGACGGTGTGGTCGAAGCTGCCGGAGGTGGCCATTACAGTTCGTCACCTGTGCGGTTGCGCTCGAGGAATCGATCCGTCTGTTCCGGCCGCGAGAACGGAACCCGCTGGTCCTCGTGAACGCCACGAAGGAAGTCCTGAGGGTGCCGCTCTTCGACCTTCTCGCGCTCGCCGATCATGCCGTCCCAGCGTTCGGCGGACTGGCTTGCCTTGATCTTGAACCCCGTGAGGTCGCTGATCAACTTCCAGTCGCCGAGCCTGGCCACGCTGTCGAACCAGCGGGAACGCATGGCGGTTACTCCTGCGGTACTACGGAGGCATTCGCCCGCTTCACACCCTTCACCAGCGCCTCGATCTCGAGGTTGAACGTCGCTGCGGCGGCTGCGCCAACAGTCGTCAGCAGCAGCTTGCCGGTGCCGTCACCACCCTCGCCCGTGTCCGGAAGGTAGGCGGGGAACGCCTTGTAGTCGTTCCCGCTCATCTGCGCGATCACCACATCCGGCTGGCGATCATACGACAGGCTCAACGAAGTGAACCCATCCTCGGACCAGCCAAGCCGGCTGATGGCAATGCGCCCAACCGGATAGCCCTCCATGGTCGTGAACCACGCTGGATCGAAGATGACCTCGTCGGTCAGGTTTGTCGTGCCGTCGCTGATGCCGTTGACCATGTAGTGGACGCGCCGAACCCTTTCCTCGTTCGGCGTGTTGCCCCCGATCGCGGGGACGGAGAAGATCTTCGTCACCGTGATGGCCATGGGTTATCGTTCCTGGCAGGCGAAGTGGTAGTCGATCGCCATGACCTTCGACACGGCCTCACCGTTCTGGATGCCGAACGTGACCGTCAGTTCCTCGTCGTTCACCAGCGTGGTGCCGAGCGCAACCGTGACCGTCGCCACCTTGGCGTTGTTCACGTACACCTCGAGCGCGGTGCCACCGTCGTAGTAGAAGCCGAGTTCGATGAAGGTGTTGTGGACGAACGTTGCGACCGCTGACTGCGTGGTGGCCGTCGAGTTCATCGTGCTGATGAAGTTGATCGTGCCTGCGACGCCATCTGCCTTGGTGAAGTACACGCCGTCCGTGATGCCGGCTTCGAGGGTGGTGTCCGTGATGATCAGGCCGACGAACACGTCGGACTGGGTCACGTCGGAACCCGCGTCGAGAATCTTCAAGCGCGAGGCGAACCACACCTTCTTGCCCGAGGTGAACTTGAACGCCTCCACCGGGCGCTGAAGCGTCACGAGGTCGTTGTCGAGAGCCGCGTTGGACAGCAGAAGAACGCCGCCCGGACCGTGCGCCGAAGACAGTGCTTCGGTGGCGGCGCCGGTGTTCGTGATCGTGTATTCCTCACCGCTCGTGGCGTTGAAGGACATGAAGTCGTTGAAGTCCACGATGTATTGCGTGGGGTCGAGCACGCCCATCTGACCCATCAGGTCGGTCGGGCTGACGTTGGTCACGCCATTGGGAAAACGAACGGGAGTTGCCATGGAAACGTCCTCAGTGATGGACGCGCCTACGGGATTGCAGGCGCGTTTCCAGGGTCAGTTGCAGATCAGATGCCGGCCGAGCCGATGATGCAGCGGGGATCGTCCCAGCCCACCGAGAACCGCTCCTCAGCCTTGAACTTGACGTTGGAGTTGTCGAACTCCTCGTCGCGCCCGAACTCCATCGTCCAGGAGTTGAAGGTGATGAGGCCGTCCACGCTGGTCTTGATGAACCAGGCGTCGGTGTCGGTCAGGTAGTGGTAGACCATGTAGTTGCCCGGCAGCGCGGACGAGGAACGGATCGCGTTCACGTCGTTGTTAGCCGTGCCCGGCTGCATGGTCGTCGCCATCAGGCGCTCCGCCTCGAAGCGGCTGGCCGGCGGGACGATCAGCTTCTGGCCGGAGACCTTGATCTTCAGGCCGCGGGCGTCCGTGAAGCCGTCGGCAAGGATCAGCGCAGACTCGAGTGCGGCTTCCGACAGGTCGGCCGAGACCAGGTTCGAGTACGTGCCGCCATACGGGCCGGACGGGTGGTCCGAAGCGACCAGTTCCTGCCCGTCGTGCGCGGTGCCCATGGTGTAGGCAGCCGTGAACGCGCGGTTCAGGACGTTGGCATGAACGTGCTCGCGGGTCTCGCGCATCGACCGGGCCAGTGCCGTGGAACGCTCCTGCATGATGCGGGCGAGCGCCGGGTACTGGTTGTCCTTGATGGTCTCCTTGGTGAGCTTGATGCCCTTCGCGTAGACCTTGTTGACGAATCGGGCGACGTATGACGTCTCGAAGTCGTCGTACTCGATGTTCTGGCCTTCGGGCTTCTCCGACGCTAGGCCGAGCAGGGAGACGGCGACGCGCTCCTCGTACTGCTTCTGCGACGACAGGGCCGTGAAGATCATGGCCGATTCGGCCGGGAAGCGGTCGTACTCGAGCTGATACCAGCCCTGGACGCCGGGCCAGAGAGCCTTCGCGATCTGACCAGTGGTGACAGTTGCCATAGTTCAGTACCCCTTAGGTCCCAGCGCCGTTGTTGAACAGCGACTCGACGATCGCCACGATGCAGTTGACGCCCGTCTCGGCAGCGCCGCCCGAGGCGGAGATGTCGTTGGTCGGCGTGCGCTCGATGTCGAGCAGGCGCAGCGTCCGGCCAGTCGTGCCGGTGGCGGAGACGTCCAGTTCCATGGCCGAGCGGCCGGTCGTG